TACCAATTAGTTTTGGATTAATGCATGATAATTGAAACTCATCGGTACCAATAATAAAAACTCTTTCAAAAACACCACATTGATTTGCTGAGAGGCCAATGCCACCATAAAGTTTCATAGTAAGCTTTAATCTTTTAATTAAATTTGTCATTAAAGGATTTGGCAATGCACCTTTGTATTCAGGTATTGGCATACGTAACATTGAATGGTTTTCATCATACAACGGCAATGGTTTAATTTGCTTAGGCTCTACTATGCCCGCACCCGTATCAATGGTTAAAATATCGCTCATGTTTTTAATACCCAGTTTTTCGCAAAAATTTTAGCATCTTCTTTTTTATCGAAGTATGCCTCGTCCATAAATTCCGTGTAAAAATCGTATAATACAACTCTATACGAATTTTTTCCTCTTGTCAACACTTTAGCGGTTTTATTACCTTGTATAAATTCGTGTAGCACTAATTGTGTTGTCATTTGTTTCTCTATCATTTTACAATTCTTGAAAAGTTTTTTTCTTTAACGAAGCGAATAACATTGGCAAACTTATCTTGCAGTATGTCACCTTTATGAGAAATTACAAATAAATTAACACCCTCTAACATATGCAAAATCTTCATTAATTCTTCCGTGCCATTAGCATCTAGGCTTGAATCAAATGTTTCATCAAGTATTAATAAATTGGTATTTGATGAGTTTTTTAATTTAGCAACCGCACGCCAAGTCAACATTAATGCCATATCAATTCGTTGTTTTTCGCCTTCAGAAAAATTATTATATGTAAATTCATCACGATGCCTAGATTTAATTGTTTCTTTAAATGATTCATCTAAATTAAAGTTGACAAAGAAATCTAATGATGCTAAATACTTATTAACCAATTTGTTAATTACTGGCAAATACTGTCGAACAATCTTTGTTTTAATACCAGTATCTTTTAAAAGATTAGATGCTACTTCGTAATAAATTTTTTCTTCTATTAGTTGTTTTAAGATTTCTTGTAATGATGTTAACAGATCTTTTAATTCTCTTAACTCTTGCTCTTCCTTTATTGTTACTACCTTAGATTCTTTCAACTCATTAATTAATTTATGAACACGAGTGATCATTTTATTTGTTTCATTAATTGTTGTATTACAGGTAGCAATTTCAACTTGTTTTTTCTGAAGTTCTTTTTGTTTGTTTGCAATTTCATTTAATTTTTTTTGCTCTATTGTTAGTTTTTCCTCTAACTGTTGAAGACCATGTTCACATTCTGCAACTTTATTAGAGAGATTGGTAAGTTCTTCTTCTTTAAATTTCATGGCAATAGTTTGCCGACAGGTTGGACAATCGTTATGATTCTGAAAAAAACTAATATCTTTTTGAAATTTGAATAATTTGCTTTCAATTTGTGATTCAATTTTTGTAATCTTTTTAACTTTAGCTTCTGTTTCAATTTTACTTTCAACAATCAATTGAAGGTCGTTGGCCTCAGTGGTAAGTGTGTTAATATTTTCCAATAAACTGAATATGGTCTGATTATGAATCTGTATCTCACTCTCATATTCTTTTACCTTATCTTCATTATTCTGCTTTAATTCTTTAATATGCTTTTTCTGCATATCGTGTTTTTGTGTAACCAAATCAATCTCATGTTTTTTTTCTGCCACGAGGTCTTTATTATTTGATAATTTATTTTTTACCAACGAATTCATAGTTGAAAAAATTTGAATATCCAATAAATCTTCAATGATAGTGCGACGATCAGATGCTGATAATTGCATGAATGGTGTGAATGAAGCAGAACCAAGAATTACAATTTGTGTAAATGATTTATAATTTAATTTAAGAATAAACTTTTCTAAATATTCTTGATAATCACGACTAGCTGCATCTTGATTAATCAATATACCATCACAATAAATCTCAAATAGATTTGGTTTAATACCACGAACTACACGATAAGCTTTATTGTTGGTATCAAATTCTATCTCAACAATACAATCTTTATTATTAATACTGTTTACAAGTTGTGGTTTGTTAATTGACCGAAATGGTTTACCAAATAAAGCAAAACACAATGCGTCAAGCATTGTGCTTTTACCAGAACCATTTTCACCTACAACCAGCGTGTTACTGTTATTGGACAGGTTAACTTCTGTGAAGTGGTTACCGGTTGATAACAGATTTTTCCATTTTAACTTACGAAATATTATCATTCAGCCACTTCTGTGTTTAGTGCCTCAACATATAGTTCACGCATAATTGTTTTTAATTTTTCTGGTTCAACATCTAATGTTAAATTGTCAATATGTTTTGAAAGAATAGATATTGTATCTTCAGCTTGGTCAATAATATCTTGGTCATTGTCATTTAAAACATCACTAAAATCTTCAACAATAGACAAATCAGCAATACCTGCTTTGTAAAGATTATCTGTTACATGGTCAAACAAAAATGGATTTTGTTTGTTTAACACCACAACTTTCACATAGGTATCTTTTAGAGTATTGTATTGATATCTTTTCCAAAATTCAAAATCTTGTTGACCGTCATCATATATTACCTTATTAAACATCGTAAATGGATTACGAATAAATTCTAAATGCCGTGTGTCTGTGTCAAATATGTGAAAACCTTTTGGATCATTGTAATCAGCCCATGTCATTTGATATGGTGTACCAACATATACGATGTTGTAATTTGACGATTTATGGTGAAAATGGCCAGATAAAACAATATCATAATCTTTTAAAATATTTTTATCAATGCCTGTCTCTGAAACATTACCTCTGTCCATTTCAAAACCCGCAATTTCAAAATGCCCAAAAGCAATTTGTGAGTTTGAATCTTTCATTTTCTCCAAAATATCTTTTTGATTATCATCACACATCCAAGGAACAACATCAACAGGAATACCATCAAATTGAATTGTGGTAAACTTATTATAAACTTTGATGTTGGAATATTCATTCAACAATAAAGCAGGTGAGTTTACTTCAAGTGTATTTTTATAGGCAACATCGTGATTGCCAATTAATGTGTGTAACTCGATACCTAACTGTTGGCATTTATTAAAAAAGTATTTACGAGCTAAGAATAGAGAATTGAAATTGATAAACTTTCGCCTATCAAATAAGTCACCCATCTGAAAAACAACTTTAATATTGTTTTCAATCAAACAGGGAAAAAATACTTTGTCATAAAACTTTTGAAAGTATTTGTGAAAATCTAGCGAGTCTCCTCGAGCTCCTATATGTGCATCACCCAATATGCATAATTTCATTGCGTTTGACTTTTAAAACTTTCTATTTCATCTTTTAATTTGAGTTTTTTCTTTTTTAGAATTGCAATAGTTGTACAATTGCCATAATGTGTTTCTTCTTCAACAATTTGTTTGGCCAACTTATTGTGTAAATCTTGTAAATGTTTAACGTGATGCTCTATTTTAAATTTATTCATTGTAACTTTTTTTATCATAATGTCAAGCACAATCAGGCAAATCTTCTTCAATGAACTTTTCTAATCCTTTGATTTTACCTTCTTTTTTCTTACGTTTATTTTCTTCAAAATTATGAATGAACTCAGAGATATTATCATACAACTTAAATTGACGAATATGGCCATCAGAATCTTCTAACATTTCAAATTCATCTAATATGCCAACTTGTTCCGTAGCTTTATATTTTACATATAATTGTTTTTTTTCTCTCATGATACGGCGAAGAAAAGCATAGTAAATAATTTGCGTAAAGTAAGCAAATGGATTTTTAGATTTATCAGAATCAAAATTACGGAAATACATTAGGCAGTTTTCAATGCCGTCAGCGATCATTTCATCACGAAAAGAATATGATATGAAATTGGGTTTGCGTGATAGATGATCTGCAATTTTTAAAAAACATTCGCCTATATAATTTGGTATTTGTGGTTCTGGCTTTTTTTTCTTTTTAGCTTCATCACAATTCTTCTTATATTCAATTAGTGCAGCCAAAAAATCGGCGTTGTTCACATAATGTTTTGTTTTCTTTTCACTCATGTTTGCCTCATTTTTATCTTGACAGATGTTACAGTAGCGGTGTTCCGTTTGAAAGTAAATCTGCTTTAACTACTTCCATTAATTTATAGACCCTTTTACGATAGTCAAAACCAAGCATTGAAGCTTTAGTTCCACTTCCGTAAGGTGGTACACGACCTTGTGAATAGTATTGGTCAGCAGTCAAGTCAATTCTATTGCCCTCAACTGTAATAGCCCACCAATGCCAAATGCCTTCATCATCTAGTCCTCTACATAGTTTAATATTCTTGCTACCAAATAATTTCTGTAAACAAGCGGATGCTGTATGACAGTGACCAAACATTAGGTTAGAAGCATTACGCTCTACCCATTTTTTAGGAAGTAAATCTGGTGTTAAGTGTTTAACGATTAATTTGCAGGCCATTTTCATATTGGCATCATTATACTCAAATAAACTCATTAATGCAAGTTTCCTTTTTTTCTTTCTTTTAATTCCTCAAAGATTTCATTAAAATCAAATTCTTGCTCAACATCTGTTTCATTATTTTGTTTTGCTTCATTTATATTGTAAAATGATGATTCTTTTTCCATTCGTTTATGTGCTTCAGTAACAACATCACCATAATATTCAATTAAATCGTCTTTTGGATCTATGATAGTAAGAATATCGGCGGTGTAAATTAAAGCATGATTGTTTTTAATAATTTCAATTGGTAACCATGGCATCATCAATAATATTGTTTGCCCGCTAGATACTCTTTTAAATACTAAATGCATTGGGTTATCTAAGATTGCGGTTTCACCATCTTCTTTTTCGATGTAGTCCGCAATAACATCTTCGCCTGATTGCAGGCGAACAATTTTGATGTTGTTATTTGTTGTCTGTTCCATTTTTGAGTTCTATATTATAAAACTTATATTTAAACTTTTCTTCATCGTAAATTTTTACTCTTTCAATAAAATGTTTTATAGTGTAATTCAAAAATTTGCCTATACGAAAGTCATCAACAATATCAAATAAAACGGCTTCTGTCTTATTATCACCTATGCGTAATCCACGGCCAATAGATTGCAGATTACGAATTCTTGACTTAGAAGGACTTGCAAAGATGATATTGTGTAAATTGCGAATGTTAACACCAGTAGAAAAAGTGCCATAAGATGCCACAATAATAGCATCTTTTTCTTTTTCAGTAATTGAACGAACCGATTCTCGAACTTCAACATCGGTGCCGCCAAACACAAAAAACACATGCCTATTTTTTGCCTCAACTTTAATAGATTCATACAGTTCTTTTCCGTGTTTTTCTACCAACTGAAACAATACAAGTGTGTTGCCTTCTAATGATAGAGTTAAATTTTTAATAAAGTCATTTCGAGGTTTATGAGATACAATAAAGTTTTTTTCTTCATTGTAATCCCAATTACGAGCTTCTTTACATAATGATTCATTATATTTCAAAATTAGGCATTTAATTTTAAAATCTGCAAGTTGACCTTTTTCAATCAGTTTAGATGTTGTAGTTGCTTTATAAACTGGACCAAACAAACCCTCTAATATTAGATGATGTGTTTGTATTTCGTCTAATGTACCTGTTGTGCCTATTCTATATTTAGCGTTTGAACAACCCGATAAAATGGTTGTCAATGATTTAGCTTTGAATTGATGTGCTTCATCACCTAAAACAAAATCAAATTGTTCAAAGTATTTTTTATCGTTTTTATGAATAGATTGCCAAGTAGAAATTATTAAAAATTTGTCTGTATGTTTATCTTGGCCTTGATAAATCATATGACAATTATTTTTGGAATTATATCCATAAGATTCAAAATCTTTATACATTTGATGAACTAATGAAATTGTTGGTACAATTAATAAACCTTTTTTAAAGTCCGCTTCTTGTAACCATTTAATAATTGTATAAATGATAAGTGATTTTCCTGAAGCAGTTGGTGATAACAATAATATTCGTTTATTACGAATAGCCTGTATAAATGCTTTAAATTGATAATCACGAATCTCATGTGGTAAATTTAGTGTATCAATAAACTGTTTTGCCTCTACAACAGAAAAGTTTTCTGTAGCATCGATATCCGTGTCAATGAATACTTTATAATTTCGTTCTTGACAAAATTTTTCAATGTAAGTAACAAGACCGTGATATATGGTAAAATCTTTTAATGAAAATAATTTTATGTAACCATCCCATAATTTATTTTTATAAGCAGGTACAAATTGATAGCCCGGAACTCTAAAAGAAAAATAAGAATGTAGCTCTTGTGCTACACCTTTATCGCAATTTACTTTTATAAAAGCTTCATTTAATTTAGATATATTGAGCTCTTCCACTTTTTAACCATTTCACTATTGTAACAAAACAAATATTGTTACCTAATTATACACCTTGTATGAATTTTTCCCAATCAATGAACGACCTAAGTTCCCATGTTCGGTTGTTTAACTCTTTTAAAATACTTTGACAGATATCAACAATTTCATCATGCATTACCTTTTGTGCTTGATATCTATTTAAATCCTCATCACTTTCTAAGTATGTACTGATATCAGATTTAAGAACAAATGGAAATGGTAACCAACCATGTTTGGCCAATTCATCATTGTCGAGTTTACCAGTATAGTATTCCCATTTTAATTTTTTCCATTTATTATATTTAAATTCAGTTTCTTTAGCAAGCAAACGATGCCTAGACAATATGTTTAGATATTTACTGTGTAGTTTAGGTATATCTAACAATGCTTTACCGGGTTCCGTTCTATCAATATTGGAATCTTTACACCATTCTTCCAATAATTCATCAATTTGCTTCATAAAATAATGCTCCTCATTTAAAGGAGTTTACATTAATTATTAAATTTTGTCAAGCGGCATTA